AGCAGCACCGTTAGCACCATTCATTTTCATGGTGCCATCGCCAGATTTCTTTGCTGTCTGAACCCCGAACGTAGCTAACACACCAGTAAAGACTGATGCTATGAAAGTTGGGTCGAGATCTTGTTCTGGGAACTGAAGTGCTTTAGGAAGATCTACATAAGCTAAAGTTAGAATACCACCAGACCATATCAAAATTCCTAACCTAACAAAGGTAGACAAGATTGCTAGTTGTTCTTCCTTGTCTTCAGATGCCTCTTTGAGTTTACCAAGGATACCCTTCTTTTTAGGGACATCCTTTTTTACTTCTTCAGTCATTCGATACAGAGTAAGGCTCTGCTATTTAGTTGTTCCTTCGTCTAAAAAGTATTCTGGTAATGGACACCCTTTGAAATCGTTGATCTCATCTACAGCAAGTACAAACATAGTACAAAATCCAACACAGAACGCGAATAACATTTGAGGAAAATTATAGTTCCCCATATGTGCAGTGGGATCAGGTTCATCATCATGAGGATGAATCATCTTTGCGATCTCCTCTGATCGCTTTTTCGATTTGTCGCCTAACTCTGTCTCTTGCTTCTGGCGATTCGGTTTCTTTTCGGGAGTAGCCATGTTTCTGATGGAAAATGAAATGACCTTGACAGAACATAGTAACCCCAAATATTAGGGCAAGAACTATGCCTATCCACTCGATTATTATAACGTTATTTTCAACCATGGTAGTAGGGGTGGAATTACTCCAATAAGTCGAAGGAGACCTTCAGCAAAAAGTGCAAGAACAACCCAGCCAACACACATTGAAATAATCGAAGCATTACGATTATGTTGTCGTATTGCATCTGCAATTAATACCTCCACTTCTTCTTTACTAATTGGTGTGTTACTCATTTTCGTCGTAGTCATAAGTTAAACGGCAGTCCCAATAGTGGTCTTCTTCCCATTCTGGTTCGTATAATGGACAAGGTTCCTCAAATAAATGAGACATTCTTAGTTGACCAATTCTTTCTCTAAGTTGTTTGTAAAATTCTCTTTTTTCGTCTGGACTCATTGAGAGTATTCTCCGAGCATGTCTAGTATATCGTTTAATGTTTCGTTTGCAATATGCAACTGTGAATCGTTATAACTATGATACTTACCATGACGATCATGAACTTGATTTTTCAACTTGTAGACTCTTGCAAGCATGTCAACTTTGCTGAGGATTCCACGGGGCATACCAAATAATATAAAGTACACTATTTATTAGTATAATACAAATATTTTGAAACTGTGACATAAAAAAGGGGTCTTCTGGATTTTGCCAGAGACCCCTTTATGCGGCGACGATATAAATTATTTATGGTGTTGTGAAGTTTAATTCAATGGGTGGTGGATTAGGGTAGTACGCTGGCGATTGGAACACCGATAAAAAGAGTCATTGTGGTCCCAATTACTAGAGTGGCGGCTGTTAAGTTCATAAGTCGTCCTCCATAAGTACATAACTATATATCATTTTTGTATAGCAGTGATACAAAAAGGTATCATTAACTACCCATATTTGTTAAGAGATCAAGAAATTTCATAGACTTTTAACTTCTGATGATCTGGAACAATCTTCTGCAACTTAATAACCAACATACCATTAGTAAATTCAACTCCTTCAATTTCTACATCATCAGCTAAATTAAAACCTCTAGCGAAGGTGCGAGTTGCAACCCCACGGTGCATATACTCTTCTTCTCCTTTACTCTTCGCTGACTTAGACCTGACTAGGAGAACATTTGATTCTGTGCTTACCTCAAATTCGTCCTTATCCCAACCAGCAAGTGCCATTTCGATCCTCCACTTAACCTCTGATTCTTTTACTAGGTTATATGGTGGATACGCTTCGTTTACAGATCCCATTCCATAAGAATGTAGTCTGTACATTAGATCATCTAGACCTACACTGTATCTCTCTGTAGCGTCTACTACGGCATTAAGATCTTTTGCCGTGAACTTTCTAAGTCCCGTCATTTGTTATGCTCCTTAAATAAGCGAGTTTGATTTTGTGATCCCCGAAGGCAATCACAGTTATTTAGACTATAACACACAAATTTAGAATTAGTGTTATCCACACTACAAAGTGGTGCCTTCCGTAAAGAAATCTTGGTCTAAATAAATATAGGTCTTATTATAGATGAAAAACAATGAGGAAATTTATTCCTTTAATGATGATTCTGATGACCGCTGGTGCCGCACAGGCTGGCGGAATTGTTACTAAACACGCTACCAGCGTTCAATTGACTGTTGACGCTGCAAGGACTACTGCATCTAGAGTGGGTAACTCTTATGCAATTTCTGGTACTAATGTAGGGACCTCGGATGGAACTACTGCTGGAATGCTTTCTACGGGAACTATTAGTAGTGGAGTATATGCTCCTGGTACTATTTCAGCAAATCAACTAAATGCTACGGATGGAGAAGCATTCTCTTTCAGCACCTCGTTTACTCAAGGTGATGCTTTAAGTACATCTGCACCGACAGTAGGAGAAGTTCCAAACTACTCCTCAATTACCTCTTACACAGCTGGAACTGCTGGTGATCTAGCAGGTACTATCGGACAAGATGGTGGTATTACTGTAACCGCAGGTGGCGCAGGTACAAGTGCTACAGGACAATTTGTCTCTGAGATCACTGTAATTGATTGAGGACGTTCGTAATGACGACTTCTGGAAAGATGAAGTGGTCTATTGTGACGAGTGTGGTGGCAATCCTAAGTTTAGGTGCCACCGCCCAGGCAGTCCCCGTTGTGCCCAACTTTACTCAGGGCTCCATGACGAGCCACACGGAGACGACGAGCAAGATCACTGAGACCATAAATTCTATGGACTACAACACAGGGTATCAATACTCTGCAACTGGTTCAGGAGTGACGGCGAGTGGCAACCTGTCACCTACGACAGGTAGTAACAATGTAACTATTAATGGCGTGACATCATCATGGACAGGTATAACAAACAAACCAAGTTTCACACAAACAACACCAGGGGCAGCGTTCCAGTTCACGGAGACGTACTCAGGCCCAGGTCTCAGCAACCACACAATTATAAACAGGGTGACCGAAGTTACAAGCGTAACCGACACCACAAGTATCTTCCAGCAATAATCTTATGTCTAACAAATCTTGCGACTGCCCCTGCCACACTGGCGGAAACTGTAGGGGGTGTAAGTGCAACAGCCGCGCCCGTAGCTAATAGTTCAGGCTCAGTCACAAATCAGGCCATTCAGGTTCTTCAGGGTCCCTATATTACTAACACATATGGGGCGGGAATCCAGTGTCAAGGTCCCACTGTCAACTTTACGCCGTATGTAACTGGGGCCTTTAGTCAACAACACCCATATGAACCATACTGGGATAGTCCTGTCTATGACATGACTACCGATGACGATGGCAATTTAAACAACCCAGGGGATATTTTATATTACGTTCCTACAAGGACTGGACAGAAAAACAATACAAACATATCAGTAGGTTTCTCTGCTACATGGTCTCGTCCATTGGATAAGAAGTTACAAGACCAATGTAAAGAAGCTGCTGCAGCGAACATCGCATTGATGCAACAACAACAAGCTAATAAACGCCTTGATTTTGAGATAGCTCGTCTCAAGAATTGTGGCGAATTATTAAAAAAAGGAATTCGATTTGCTCCTGGTACAAAGTATGCTCGTATCTGTGAGGATGTACAAGTCCAGAGTGTGAACTTTATGGTTCCACATACTCATAATATTCCTAAACCTTGATTCATGGAAATTCCTGATATTAGAATTAAGGGAGGGGATATTGATATCATTCAAATCCCCTTTACCCCTGATTATTTGTTAGAACCACCCCAAGCATTACAAGTCCCAGTTCCTGTCACAACACAGATCGGTGTGCCCATTGTTGACATTCCTGGTTGTGTTGAGGCACATGAGGTGGACGAAAATAATATGCTGGAAAGTGATGACCCAAAGGGCGTCAAGGTATATTGTGATGGTCAGACACCATCGTTCAATCCCATTGATTACAATGCGAACAAACTAAAGTATGAGTATGAGGCACCTATACCGCCTGTAAAACCACCAGAACCACCAGAAACAAAAACACCTGAAACACCGAAGACAAAAATACCTGAAATAAAGTGTCCCACAGAAGTGCAGAAACTAGAAGCACCTGTAGGTACGCTGACTGATGCTGGTAAGAAAAAGATTGTAGAGTATAGGATAGTTGAAAAACAATGTGTTGCAATCAAAGAAGATCTACAGATAGTTGATCAAGTTATTAAAGCAGTTCCATCAATAGGACAGGTAACAACTACAGCAAGTATCACTGTTATCGCAACTGCTGCAGCAACTGCAACACCTTTCTTATTGAAGATTGTCAGACCAATCGTCAAACAAATAATTAAAAAGATCAAGAAGGCACTAGGAAAAGAACCTCCCAAGTTGTCTCCAAATGAGATTCGCGCCAATAAGTATAGAGAAAAGAAAGGGTTGCCTGAACTCAAGCAACCCAAGAAGAAGAAATTATAGACCAGGAAGAGAAGGTGTTGGAACAGCAGGACCAGTTGTACTAGGTAACGCTGGTTTCATACTGTCACCAAGCAGACCAGGAAGTGCTCCTGCAATTGCTTCTGTTGCTGCTTTAGCGACTTTTTCTTTCGCACTTTCAATTAGTGCATCCTTTTGGATGTAGACATAAACTCCACCACCAATAATAGAAGCAGTACCTAGAAACGATAGTACAGCGAGAGTGTTAATAATCTTTTGCATTGTAATACATATAATAAGACTATTTTTATTTAGAAAATGCAGAAGCAAAAATTGAAAGACATATTCAGTCGTCTTCGTTCCATTATTGATGAATTGGAATCTGAAATCTATTCAGACCCTGCTGCATATACAAAACCAGTTGGTGATCCTAAGTTTGGGTTCTACGCCCCAGGTGAAGATGACGACGGATATCCAGATTAAGTTTTTATAAAACTGTATAGCATGTTACAGAATAACTTGACTAAATAGAGCATAAGGTCTATACTAGACCTACGTTCATCCCATGCTAAGTTTCTTACTGGCGATGACCTTAGCCCATCATAATGACGGCAACCCTTATGGGTGGCACATGTCGTGTGAAAGGTTCTTACAGAGACGAATAGAAATCCAAATGGATCCCAACCTAGACCAACGGTCTAAGTGGAATCTGATAGGATATCTTAAGTCAAAAGTAGAAGGTCAATGCGAGGGGACATTTACATGAGACGCAAGTAAGTCGCGGAACGGAGCGTTCATCCCATGTTTGATTTATTACTCTATCTAGGTATGCATTGTGAAGATGCTTCCGCTTTAATCGGTCGCATCCGAGCAAGCGATAGTGTGAGTGAAGTCATTCGCGAAGAGGTGATTGAGACCGTAAAGGAAGCAACACCTGAGTGTGAATGGGACGCAAACGACTGAAGGAACGGGGCTATAAATCCCTAGTATTTCAGGAGTAAACTTATGAACACCCTCAACCTAATCAAAAAGCAAATCAACAAAGCTGCAGCACTGCATGATGCTCAGATTGCTATGACTACCTATCGTGGTGTCAAGTATGAGTGTCAACAAGGCGGTGAGGAAGTACATGGTACTTTCTGCTATCGCGGTCACTCTTACGCTAAGTGAGGATGACATGTTAGCACTACAGGTAGTTGGACTCACATCCTTAGGATGTGTCGCGTTCATTGGAATGATCTATGGTGAGCTTATCCTCTTATCGAGAGGGTGAAATGACCGAGAACTATGTCTATCATGATGATGACATGGATAAAGATACAAGACCACCGTCTTGTTATCAACTCAAATATAGAGGCGTAACATACTGGTCTTGTTACCGCATTCATTTGAAAGACTACTTTGAACAATTGCTATCGGTTGAACCGATGTATAACAGGAGGGGTTGACGCCCTTCCTTTTTTATTGTATAATAAAATTTCCGTGTGAAGGAAGTGTAAAGACAGGGTTTAAGAACCCTGTCTTTTTTTATACTTTTATGTAAAATTTGCAAATGTTAGTAAATTAAGACAAACTTGTATAGATAGTACAGAATTATGCGAGGTGCTATCATGAACCCTAACCCCTCCCCTATAGTATGCAATGAATTGTTAGGAGGATATCATGCACAACATTCTGTCTCGCAGTCAGCTAGATGAGTGGCGTCATTTTGAAGATACAATCGATGAGTTTGACTCTGATTTAGATAGAATTAATGACTACTACGAGTGCTTAATTGAATGCGAAGAATCAGCGGCATCATGTAAACGAATATGTAAGGAAGTACTTATGGATTGAAAATGATGCTTGGGGGGGTTGCGACCCCCCTTTTTTTGTGTATAATTAGTATCAGAATGGCTAAATAGTAATGTATACGATATGGATTCACACAGTTGCATTTTTCCAAGTGGTCGTTATGAATTGTATTCAACCCACCAACTGGCAGTATTGCTATCGTGTGGACCAGTGGTTGATACCCGATCTCATTGAAGGAATAATGATATACACTGGAGAAAAGACTCCATATCAATCAGAAAAGGAATACTTAAAAAGTGTACAGGGAACCGCATCTTCAGGAAAAGAGTGATGAATGTGCCCGCCTTTGGAGGGAGTGGGAAACTCTGTGGCGAAAAAAGCATTAGGTGCGCCAGAGGCGAGAAAGGAATGGGGACAATGTGTGATTGAATTTGGTGATATGGTAAGTGAGGAAGTCAAGACAAATCCAAGATATAGGGACATGAGGAAGATATAGATAGTGTAGTTGCTAAGACTAAATGAAGTTCTTTTTTGCACTTCTTGCTACACTCTTTCTTGCTACACCTGCTTGGGCTGTAGATGTTCAAATGGGTTCTGGTGGTAACTTGATTTTTGAACCAGATGATGTTACAATCTCTGCAGGAGAATCAGTTCATTTCGTGAACAATATGCTTCCTCCACATAATGTGATCGTCGAAGATCATCCAGAACTTGGACATGAGGCACTTGCTATGCTTCCTGGTGAAGAGTTTGATGTTGCATTCCCCGAGCCTGGTGACTATACTTATTGGTGTGGTCCTCACAAGGGTGCTGGTATGATTGGGACGGTACATGTTGAATGATGTATACCCACAACTATATGAAAATCTTTCTTGATACTGCCGACATTGACGAGATTCGCGCTGCGAATGAAACTGGTTTAATTGACGGTGTGACTACTAATCCTACTCTTATTCTTAGAGCTGGGAGAACTCTGGAGGATGTTGCCAAACAACTCATTGAAGAGTTTCCACATTTTGAAAGTGTGTCTACTGAGGTTGTAGCAGACACTTCCGAAGAAATGATTGCTCAAGCGCAAAAGTTTATCGGTCTTGGTCCTGCAATTACAATCAAACTACCTTGTACTATTGAAGGTCTTAAAGCATGTAAAGTGCTTAATAAGGCTGGAGTCAAAACTAATGTGACTCTCATCTTTAGTGCTGCACAAGCAGTTCTCGCTGCTAAATCTGGTGCAACATATGTGTCTCCATTTGTGGGACGATTGGATGATCAATCAGTTGCAGGTCTTGAAGTAGTTCGATCTATCACTGAGTTGTATTGTCGTTGGGGAGTTAGAACACAAGTTCTTTCTGCATCTATCAGAAGTGTTCAGCGTGCTGTTCGCTCTTGGTATAATGGTGCGGAAGTCGTGACAATGCCCCCCAAAATCTTTTGGCAAATGTATAATCATATTCTAACCGAAGATGGGTTAGATAGATTCCAAAAAGATTGGGACGCCGCTAATGCAGAACTTTAATCAATTTGTATTAAATTTCACAATTTCAATTATCGACTACCTCTACCGAGGTAGACCGTTTCAACGTTTCTGGGTGCTTGAGGAAATAGCTCGAGCACCCTATTTTGCTTTTTTAAGTGTATTACATTTACGCGAATCTATGGGTTTGCGTGGACCAGAACACATCTATTTGATGGAGGAACATTTTGCTCAAACACTTAACGAAACAGAACATCTTGAGTATATGGAGAGCAGGGGTGGTAGTGCTTATTGGGTGGATCGCTTTTTCGCCAGACACCTCGTACTTATCTACTATTGGGTCAACGTGGTTTATTATTGGGTGGCTCCTCGCGCTGCTTACCATCTCTCCTACGAGATAGAAATTCACGCCGCGACTACATATGCTAAGTATCTCGCAGACTATGGTCATGATGACAAGATTCTAGAAATCTTGAACGATGAATTGCATCATTCAAAAGAACTCAAAGAAGCAATGGAGATGATCCCTTGACCAAAACAATTATCCTCATTGGGTGTTTTACACCACTTGTAATTATCTACATAGTAATGAAACTTGCTGTGTGGATTTCTGCAGTCAATGCTGAATCAGAATATGTCAAACAAGAACCCTTCAGAAAACGAGGACCTTATGTGGCAGATGCATATGCAGACGTTGACGAGGAGGAAGAGGAGTATGGAGATCGCACAGATTATCGATAATGCTCTGGAAGAGTATTACTCGGAACAAGGTCTACCAGTTCCTAACTGGAAACAACGAAAAGATCCACAATGGTGGATCGATTATCTTAAAGAACTAAACACTGATCCAAACAATCCATGAAAGTAGGAATTATCGGACTCGGACGGATGGGCGAAGGTATGTCCCGTCGTATGATCAAAGCAGGAATTGAAGTCCATGGGTATCGCAACAATGTTCAAAAAGCTGAAGAACAATTTGAGAAGGGTTATATCAGTGGATATACCACTTCTCTGGAAAGCCTTGTTCAAGTAGTACACAACCAAGAGGGAATGGTCGGCAGGGCACCTGGCATCTTTATGATGGTAGTGCCAGCAGAAACAGTAGAGGATACAATCAATGAGTTATTACAGTTTTGTGTGGAGGGAGATATTATTATTGATCATGGCAATAGTAATTTTAAAGACACTCGCAGACGGGCAGACAGGCTTGCTAAATTGGGCATCTCGTATCTTGACTGTGGCACTAGTGGCGGTGTGTACGGTTTGGACCGTGGATACTGTCTTATGGTTGGTGGTGCAAATTTTGCAGTATCCGCCTGCGCTCCAATCTTTAGGGCACTCGCACCAGGCATCGGCAGTGCTTCCAGAACTGACCCTCTAAGTTACGAGACATCTGCTGAACATGGTTGGTTACATTGTGGACCACCAGGAGCAGGACATTTTGTAAAGATGGTTCATAACGGGATCGAGTATGGTATAATGCAAGCATATGCGGAGGGATTTAACATCTTACACGAAGCAAATGCAGGATCTAAGTATGTCAAAGCGGAAGATGCAGAGGTTGCTCCAATGGACTGCCCAGCAGATTACTGCTATGACATTGACGTTTCTGAAGTGGCTGAGTTATGGCGCCGCGGTAGTGTGGTTGGGTCTTGGTTGCTTGATCTTAGTGCGGATGTACTTAGGGGCAATAGAGAGCTTACTAACTTCGATGGGGGCGTCTCCGATAGTGGGGAAGGTCGTTGGACTTTGCATACTGCTGTGGACCTTGGCGTACCGTCTCCTGTTATCAGCAGTGCGTTGTGGTCTCGCTTTGAGTCACGCCGTCTTGGTGCTTTCGCAGCCAAGGTTCTGAATGGAATGAGATTTAAGTTTGGGGGACATGATGTTAGGTGACTTCTTATTATGGATATCCATACCGTTTGTATGTGCCACCTTCGCATTTGGACGACTTAAAGGTGAAAATGACTATTACGACTCGGACGACTACGATGGAAACGGAACCGCTCACTAGAGGGATTGTTATCTTTGGTGCAACAGGAGACCTGTGTAAAAAGAAACTAATCCCTGCACTTTATAAACTTTGGCAGAAAGAACTTCTACCAGAGAATTTTCTTATCACTGGAAGTGCTAGGAGAGAACCAACTGCAGAAATGTGGAAACAATCTCTTGGTGAATATCCAGCTGATTTCTTACAGCATTTAGATTATCAATGTGCTGATCTGGACA